GTTTCTTCGTCTCTATTACACGTATCAAATCCATAATGCATTTTATGACAGGGGAAGCAAAAATTTTCATATAAATCAGGCTCCAGTGTCGTCGTATTCTTCCAGTATTTAGAAAGGTTCTCTTTAGAGGAGTGCGATAACATCACAATCTTATGACAATCTAAGGTTGAAGCCGCATTAAGAACCCCTGTTTCTGGCCCAACCACAACATCACACTCATTCAAAAAAGCTAAGGTTCTTCTGATGGACCATTTGCCAGATTTAGTTATAACTCTTCGCTCTTCCTCCCAGCCAGTCTCAAGAAGCTGACAAAGATCATCTCCAATTGTGACAAAGGAAACATCTTCTCTTTTCATGAGAACTTGAGCAATAGTTAAATCCGTCCACGGATATCCCTTGTGAACCGATGAACCCGCTAAAGTCCAAAGAACAACCTTCTTTGTTTTGATCTTTTTTCTAGTTGTCTTCGCCCATTGTTTTTCTTTCTTAGACGGGTAAAACTTTGGAGAAAACTTATACGCAAGTTTTAAAGGCTTAGAGAAAGATTCCCCAATAACAAACCCTATACCCGCAAGATCGTGGGTTCTCTCCATATAATTAACATTACATTCCTTATGCAATTCTTCCTTACTTAACGAATATCTCGGGTCAGCAGGAATTAGTTTTTGCTTGCCATCTATGATTTCGGTCCTGGCCGGGGTAACCAGAAGGGCTCCTTCTATTGATTCTGACAACTGAACGAAGTGATGGAAACATAAAGATATTCTTTCCCAATATTCCGTTAAATGATTATTGGGAACTTGGTCCGTTTTTTGCAGAAGTATTTCATCTACATGAGGATCAGTTTTAATAATGTCATATCCTCTCTCTGTGACATTTACACAAACCTTATAGCCCCTTTCCTTGAAAAGAGGGAACAGAGAGGATACTTGTATCATATCCCCGAAGCCGCCGTATCTTACAATGCATACGGTTTTTTCGGACCTCCTGCCTCCGACATCCTGCGGAGTTATTTCGTCCCATTCCTTGGACGGCAGGGTAATAATTTTCAATTAGAATTCAAGATTCCAAGAGCCAACCATATCGCCCTCGACATTTACCATATTATTAGAACGCTTCTGCGATCTCATAAACTCTTTAGTTCTCTCGTCGGACATTTCCTCCATAGAGTAATATCCGCGCCCAGCTGCAGTAGAATGACCATATGCCTCTTTAGGAGAAATAGGCTTCTCCCTACCAAACACATAAGCCGTTACTTCATTAATTGATCTAGCCATTATTCCTCCAAAGGATTGGGGGGCAAAGCCCCCCGTTCCAGTTTGTTTAACAGAAAGTAAACTTACCCCTTGATGTGGATACAGTTTTCTTTACTGTTCCCATTGGCATCTGATTCGGCCCGTGAGAAACCAAAGCAAGAGAAGCTAAAGTCTC